AAGTGCCTCATCATATCATGCAGGCCATTACCGAAGCATTGGAAGTGCAGGACACCTTCGATTTAACGAGCATAACTGCCACAGACAATGCGCAGCCTGTAACACCCATTTATCTGGTAACCTCATCCGCTACAGACTCGGACTTATTAGAAAAATTGGAATACAGCTTGTTGAAACACTCGAATCTGATAACGAAACAGTAAAGTGGTCAATAGACGAAATAAAGCTACTCAAGGCTCAATTTTCTGCTAAAATAAAAGCTCACGAGTCTAAATAGCTTGTGAAAATTTAGCTAAATTTAAGATTAAAAAAGGAACATATCATGGGTATGGAAGATAAAGAAGTATTTAAGTCAGGTGCATCAGGTGAGAAAATGCCTAAAGGCGTTCTTGCTTCAGATACATCAGGCGAAAATAAAAAAGTTGCAGTAAAAGGCGGTGTTGGTATGGGTAAGGCTGATGGACTTGGCTTGAGAGAAGCTTCACACGCTGGTAAATACGATGGTCGTTTAGGTGAATTAAAAGGTGGCGCTAAAGAACATGAGTGCTATTCACACAAACGCATGGAACACGAACAAGATAAGATGTAATAAAACGAAATCCCAACCAGCCCTAGCCTGATTGGGAGTTTCTAACCAAATATTAATGGAGGTAATAAGTGGCTGTATTAAATTCTAAAGAAATTTGCAAGTCTTGTAAATTCTTTTCTTTTGGCGATGTATTAGGATCATGTCATCGCTATCCTCAAACTTACAATAAACATGAAAATGATTGGTGCGGTGAATACATCGAAGATCAATCACGCATAACCATTGAATTTGTTAAACATGAGATCAAACTTGATATGAAATCAGATCAAGAACATAAAACTAAAAGGAATAAAAAATAATGCCTATTAGTCAAAAAAATAAAAAATTATATTGGTGGGAATGGAAGCCTAATAATAAAAACAAACATAAAACATATAACAAATGGAAAGAATTTATCAATGAATTTGATCCAAATGACCCAGTATTTAAAGAAATTAAATGTTTTGCTAATACTATAGAACGAAATTTACAAGGAAAAACTAATGATTAGACCCTTTGCAGACAAGATTTTAGTAAAACCATTAGAACGTGAAGATAAGTCAGCCATACCTGGCTTTGTTTACGCTGAAGAATACAATACAGGTGTCGTAATAGCAGTTGGCCCTGGTAAAAAGATTAAAGAAGGCAAATATGATATTATGCCTGTATCTGTAGGTGACCAAATTAGATTTGGCACTATGGGTAAAGACGAATATCTTAAATTTCAACCAGTCATGGATAATGGCGAGAAATATCTCATTATGTCATGGCAAGATGTAGCATTTATAGAGGAAAAGGAATAAAATCATGCCACTAAAAAAATCAACAAGCAAAGAAGCTTTTAAATCTAACATTAAAGCTGAAGTAAAAGCAGGTAAGCCCATTAAACAGGCAGTTGCAATCGCCTACAGCGAGAAGCGAGAAGCAGCTAAAAAGAAGAAAAAGTAATATATCACTTTTTTACATTTAATTATTAACTAGGAGTCAATCATGGCCATTAAGTTGGAACTTGAAATTAAAGAAGCAGAAATCGTATTAGCAGGACTTTATAAATTACCTATGGAAATAGCAGAACCTTTAGTTGCTAAAATTAAAAGTCAAGCTATGCCACAAGTTATGGAGCAACAAGCAAAAGCAACAGAAGCTCCTGTAGAAGTTACTCCAGCAGAACCATTACCTGAACAACCTGCAGTTTAAAATGACTGACGAAGTAATACCTGAAGTCAAGGAGGAAGAAAAGCATCCAGGAGGAAGGCCAACAAGCTATGACCCTTCCTTTTGTGACAAAGTTCGAGAGTTAGGCAAGATTGGCAAATCATTAGAACAAATGGCAATGCAACTTGATGTTTCTTATAGAACTTTATGCAATTGGCGTGATACTCACGAGGAGTTTTTTCATGCCTTAAGCGATGCTCATGCTTTTGCACAAGCTTGGTGGGAAAATCAAGCTCAAACTTACATGATTGAGCAAAAAGATGCACCGAGATTGAATTCAGGATTATGGTCACGATCCATGGCCGCACGATTCCCTAAAAACTATTCTGAACGAGTAAAGCAAGAGATTACTGGAGCTAATGGAACGCCATTAACCGCAATCGAGGTAATATTCAAGAACCCTGATGGATCAGAAGCAACTTAACGAAGCCATTGCCAAAGTTGAGTTTCCTACAAAAATGGGAAGCTTATTCAAAAAGGCTCGTTATAAAGTCTATTATGGCGGTAGAGGTGCAGGCAAATCTCACAGCATAGCTAAAGCATTGCTTGTCAAAGGTGTTAGAAAACCAATAAGAGTATTGTGTGCGCGTGAATACATGACATCTATCAAAGATTCTGTTCACAAGTTGCTATCAGATCAAATTGAATTAATCGGTTTACAATCATTTTACGAAGTAACACAAAACTCTATTAAAGGTCAAAATGGCACAGAGTTTGCTTTTGTTGGCTTAAAAAACAATATTGCTAATGTAAAGTCTTTTGAAGGTATTGATATTTGTTGGGTAGAAGAAGCCCAAACTGTATCAAAAACGAGCTGGAATGTATTAATACCGACTATTCGTAAAGAAGAATCAGAAATATGGATTTCATTTAATCCTGAATTAGAAGCAGACGAAACATATCAAAGGTTTGTAGTAAGCCCTCCTGACAATTCAATAGTTCAACGCATTAATTGGTCAGATAACTTATGGTTTCCTGAAACATTACGATTAGAAAAAGATGCGTTAAAGAATCGTGACCCATCTTCTTACAATAATGTATGGGAAGGTTTATGCAGACTTACGGTTGATGGCGCTATCTTTGCTAATGAAATGAATATGGCAGAGCTACAAGGTAGGATTACAACAGTGCCTTACGATGCCACCAAACCTGTTCACGCAGTCTTTGACTTGGGATGGGCAGATCATACAGCTATATGGTTTGTGCAATTTATAGGCATGGAAACAAGATTGATTAGATATTTGCAGGATACGCAAAAAACTATCAGTCATTACTTGGCTGAAATGCAAAAGTTTGGGTATATATATGAAACATTACATTTACCACATGATGCAGAAAGCAAAAACATTGCGTCTAATGGTCGGTCAATAGATGACATAGTAAGAGCAGCAGGTTATAAAACTAATATATTGCCTAGAGTTCCTGTGGTTGATTCTATAAATGCTGCAAGAACCATATTTAGTTCTTGTTATTTTGATAGAGAAAATTGCGCAGATGGGTTACAATGCTTGCGTCATTACCGATATGAAGTTGACCCTGATTCAGGTCAATTTAGCAGAACGCCACTCCATGATGTTTATTCACATGGAGCTGACGCATTTAGATATATTGGATTAATGATTCAAGATAAAAAAGAACGTAAAACTCAAAAACAAACTTACACTCCTGGCGTAAGCTGGATGGGATAGAACATGGCACGAATGAAAAAAACTCAAGTTGTTGATAATGACCCAAGAATCCAAGATGCGATTCAATTCTTACAGTTTGCTAATGAAGCAGACCAAATGAATAGAAGTGAAGCGTTAGAGGATTTAAAGTTTGCAGCAGGTGACCAATGGCCTGTTGAAATACAAAATTCAAGAGTTTTAGAAGCAAGACCATGTTTAACAGTCAATAAGGTTGATGCGTATTGCCGTCAACTTACTAACCAAATGCGTCAACAACGCCCTCGCATGAAAGCGCATGGCATGAATAATGAAACAGACGCAAAGATGGCCGAGATCATTACAGGTATTTTCCGTCACATTGAAGTTCAATCAGATGCAGACCAAGCCTATGATAAAGCTGGTGACTTTGCAGTAAGAATGGGTTGGGGATATTGGCGAGTAACTACAGACTATGTTCGTGACGATTCATTCGATCAAGAAATCTACATTAAAGCTATTGATAACCCTTTTACAGTCTATTTTGATCCTAATTCAGTTGCACCTGACGGATCAGATGCAGAGAAAGTATTAATTACTACAGTCATATCTAAAGAAAACTTTAAGAAAATGTATCCTAATGCCGAAGTGGATCAAGGATTCACAATGCGTGGCACAGGTGACACTAATCCTGAATGGGTTATGAAAGAGGATATTAGATTAGCTGAATACTTTTACACAGAACGCACACCGATTAAATTACATTTACTATCAGATGGCACAACAGTTAAGTCATCAGAATTACCTGCTCAAGAAGTTTTAGACGCAGCAGGCATTACAATCGTTGAAACTCGTGATTCATACGAGAAAAAGATTAGATGGTGCAAATTAACTTCTATGGAAGTATTAGAAGAAGGCGAATGGGCAGGTAAATATATTCCTATTATTCCTGTTTATGGTCAAGAAACCGTAGTTGAGAATAAGAAAAAGAAATTTGGTATTGTAAGAATGGCCAAAGACCCACAAAGAATGTATAACTTTTGGCAAACATCTTTAACAGAGTCAGTTGCATTAGCACCTAAAGCTAAATGGTTACTCGCTGAAGGTCAAGATGAAGGCCATGAGAATGAATGGGCTATGGCTAACATTAAATCTATGCCTGTTTTACGCTACAAACAAACAGACATTGATGGTAAACCTGCACCTGCTCCACAAAGATTGCAACCTGAACCACCACCAGCAGGTATCATGGCTGCGGCTCAATCAATGACTACAGACTTAATGCAAGTTGTAGGTATATTTGACCCTAATCAACTTCCTACAGGCAATATTTCAGGCAAAGCCCTACAAGGTCAGCAACAACAAGTTGATTTAACCAATTTTCACTATTATGACAACTTAACTCGTTCTATCCGTCAAACAGGGCGCGTTATTCTAGACTTAATTCCAAAGATTTATGATAGACAAAGAGTTATGCGTATTATTGGTGACGATGGCAAACCTGAAATCTTAACTATTAACGAATACGGACAAGACGAAGAAGGCATTACAAAGATTCTTAATGATGTCACAGTAGGCGAATATGATGTAGTTA